CTTGTCTTGGGTAGTGGAATTCGTCACTGAATTTGACTTGTTGAGATTGCTTGATCTTAAAGCATGGGAACTTGTCGCTTTGGTGGTTGGTGCTATGGCGTTGTTTCAAGCGTGTAGAGGGTTCGTTGTTTTGGCAGTGCTAACTTGGGTTTTTACCTTAAAGATAGCCAAAATTTTAATAAATATTGTGAGGTGGCCAGTTACCTGGTTTTACAATGGGTTTATGAAGGTTGTTGAAAATCGCAGGTTACGCCGTACAATCCGAGCGGTAGGCAAAATTGCTGACTTGGAAGTCAATGGTGACTTGAAACACGATGACGACGGTTTTTATTTATCTGTACCCTCTGCATTCGGCGCACTGAAAGTGCGAGTCTCTTCTAATGATATTCTCAAAATGATGCTGACCTCTAAGGATAGTGTTGTCGAGGGAGGACGTGAGTCGAGAATTGCGACATCAGTAGCGGAGAAGAGTTCATGGCCAAAATCATTGGTTGTATTCAGAAGTGGATCTATTGTGATTGGTTATGGCGTTCGGGTGCGTGTTGGAGGTGTAGATGGGGTACTTTCTGCTAAACATGTTTTTGAAGGATGTAAAAAGAACGCGAAGGTGACAATCGGTGCTGAGGGGTTTGAAGCCCCTGTTGATTATAATTGGAAAGTGGGAGCATACATGGAGGGACTTGACATTATTTTTATGGAGGTCCCCAGTGTGGTCTTAACCAGTCTAGGTAGAAAAGTCGCTAAGTTGGGGTATTTGCCTTCGGGTACGTCCCCTCTGTCAGTGTATGGCTCGAGCCTAGGAGAACCGGTCGTGTTTGAGGGAACTATGGGCAAAACACAAGGCTTACATTTTTCTCATTCATGCTCAACGATTGTGGGATCTTCAGGGTCTCCAATTTATTCGGATGGTTTCGTGGTTGGGATACATGTGCGAGGTCACGCTGGGTTTAATTCTGGTGTAGCTACTGAGTGGATGATTCCTGGTCGTGAGAGCGATACGGATAGACATGCCTTGAGGAGGGATGAGATTGCAGACGAGTTGGAGGTTCATACTGCGGAGGCGTGGATTTTGGGTAAAAAGATGACTGTTCGCACGAGGAATCGTGCTTACGAATTTTCTAATTTTGAAGATGTTGTTTTGACTAAGAACTGGGCCGACATGGTTGAAGAAGACTATGAGTATGATTACGATTTCGATGGTGGAAAGGGAACAGAGGAAACTTTGAACTCAATCCCAAAGTTATCGGATTTTCCTTTGGTGTCGGAAAAGACCTCCAGTCCGACTGGCTTAAACGCGGAGGCTATAATTTTTGTTCCAAGCTCGAAAGAGAAGAAGCCCAGAAGTGCCGAGCAATTGGCAGCAAAGGTGGAGAAGAACAAGAGGAAAAATTTGAGGAAGAGGACAAAAGCGGGCGTAGTCTCATCCACAGTTGTCTCGAGTGGGTTGGGACAACGTCAGTGTGCGCTAGGGGAGGAACAGTTAAGAGATGCGTTATTGGTGCTCGCTGGGTCAACAAATTCGCCTTTCTTAGGCTTTGGCGTTGGCCCACAAGTGGGCTCCGAGAAGTTCTCAACTCCCTCTCCGCCCATGCAAAATATCATAGAGTTGGTAGAAGACCCAGTAGATGGGCACTTGACGCGGGCATCCAGTTCGTGTGCAACGCGCGGCGGCGAGGAGCCCTTGAATATCCTCGTGTCAATATACCAGCCTGGGCGACTCAATGTCCAGATGCGAGTGGAATTGGCGCGAGTTTTCGGGTTTCGGCTTTCAAAGAGGGCTCGCTTCGACCACGTCACCGTGGAGGAGCAAGCTTACTTGGAACGAGAGCATCCGGAGCGGAGTGCAGAGTGGAAGATGCGGGGCCTAGCGGCCTCTGCAAATCCTGCCTTCGATCTGCAGTTGAGGAGTCAGCGGCGTCTCTGAAAGGAGACTCAACTCCTGGGATACCTTGGATGAAATATGCCTCGACTAATGCCCAGTTGTTGGAGATTAAGGGGGAGGTGCTTAAGGAAAGTGTAGAAAACCGTGTGTTGAATATTCTAAGTCTGGGAGATAAAATTTTTGAAATGAGTCCAAAAGAATTAATAGAAAACAATGTCTGTTCTCCGATCAGACTGTTTGTGAAAGATGAACCCCATAAGGTTCAAAAAGTAGTAGATGGAATGTTTAGGTTGATTTCGGGTGTTGCCGTTGACGACCAAATGATAGATAGGCTTTTGTACAAAGCCCAAAATAATCGAGAAATCGATAGTTGGGAACAGTGCGTTTCTAAGCCTGGTATCGGATTGGACGATGATGGTCTTAAAATAATGGGTAGATTCTTTGAGGAAGTTCTCGAGGAACATGGAGAGTTGACGTCTATTGACATCAAGGCTTGGGATTGGAGTGTCCAAGAGTGGGAGTTGGAAGCTGAAGCTGAATTGCGTAGGTGTTTGGCTAAGTCTTCTAAATTTTCAGTTTGGCACTTCTTAAACAGGGTGAGGTGTTATGCGATATCGCACAAAGTGTTCGTCTTGCCGAATGGGGTTATGATTGGACAAAAAGGAGATTTTGGGATTATGGCAAGTGGCTGGTTGAATACTAGTTCGTCAAATTCCCATATAGGAGCCCTATTAGACGCAATTATTACTGTAGAGGAACATTGTGAAAATGGAGGTAACTTAGATAATTTCAATTATGAACAATCACTCGATGCGGCAATCATGGGTGACGACAAAGTGAGAAAAAGAGTATCGGGGGTATACTTGGAAAAGATGGAAGAATTGGGGCATACCGTGAAGGAACACGAAAATTTCAGTACGCTGGAAGGAGTAGAGTTCTGTTCACATAAGTGGATGTCTAATGGTCTCGCTTGGCCATTGAATAAGGGTAAAACCTTGTTTCGGTTCTTCTCTCATTCCTCTAAAGATCAGGCTGCATGCTCAATGTGGCGAACTCAACTTGCGGGAGATTTTCGCAACCATGCTGATCTAGAGATAATAAATGAGGAGTCAAAAGCCTGGGTTGAGCAGGCAAAATTAATGAATAATGGCGAAAAAGAAGAATAGAACGCGTGCTCGGGTAACTCCGAGAGGTAATGCGGTTTTGACTTCAAATCCTGTGGTTAGAACCCTAACTATTCGAGGTCCTATAGACATGGGTGGTGACATTCCTCAAGATGGAACTACTGCTGTCTTGTCTCGACCAGTTCGGGGTACAAATTGTAAACAACTACGGGAGGCTTTGTCTAATTGTTCGCAGTGGAGGATTAGATCCGGAAACGCTAAGATTACTGTGTTGAGTGTTGCTACAACGCTTGGTATAGTTTCAGCTGTTTTTAGTCCCACAGGGTTAGGTGGTATTACGACGTATACGCATGTGGTCGATGCGGGAGGTTCTAGGGCGAAGGTGACAAAGGTGTTTAACATACCTTTTCTCTTCCCAATGGACACCTGGGTTGACCATAGTGCGGCTCAAAGTACTGTCATCTTGGCTTTAATGGGAGCAACTACGGCTCTTGGTGTTGATGTGGAGATTACACTAACTCTGCAAGTGAGAGGACAAAGGTAAGTCTTGAAAATAATATATAACAATGTATAAGATAAAGCTGTGTCAGTAAAATGACTCAAAAGAGGTGCAGAACGAATGTTGACTATAACGGCTACCGAAAATTCTGCTGAAAGGAGTGAGAGACCTATTCCCAGGTCTTATAAGGGGTGTTGAGGCACTCAGGGACGGACTGCTCTAGAAATATGCAACATCCGGCGGTATAGTTTTCCTAAGACCTATGCTATGTGAGATTTCTCTATGCTCGCTGTATTGACGACTGGGTCGCACCCAGTGCCGTGCAGCGAAAACAGGGGGTCATCTATTGGTAGTTGGACATTAAGACTGTTAAGTTTGGT